AAGCTCCCCTGGTTGCCGAGGAACGTCACCCGCTTTACGCCGGTTGGCACGTTGGCGGGGATGGTGAATGAGCCGGTGATCTGGCCGGCGCCGTTGGCGATGAGTGTCATGGCTTAGCTGGCGGTGACCGTGATGCCGTCGAACTGGACCTGAGTGAGAGTCTCGCCCGGGTCGAAGCCGTCCAGCGTGAAGTTGATGGCGATCTGACGCAGAAACTCCGCCGGCCGCTGGCTCTCGCTCAGCAGCTCGGTGCGGGTCGACACTGAGGTCTGCGATGAGAACCGGCCGGTGGTGCCCATGAAGGTGCTGATCTGCTGCGTCGCTGGCGACGTCCAGATCGTGTCGATCAGCGTGAAGCGATCGACGGCGGGCGTCAGCGTGATGGCGGCCGGGATCGGGTCGAAGGCCTGATACGGGTTGATCGGGCTGGAGCCCGTCTGCCGCGTCTGCTCCAGGATGATGACCTCCGTGTAGGGCAGCATCCAGTCCTGCGCGTTGTTGGTCGGCGCCTGGTAGACGGTCGGCGCGATCGGCAGCTGCAGCGTTCCGTCCACAATGGCTGCAGTCTGCGTGATGCCCTGATCGCGCATGTCGTCGTCGATGAACGGATCGACGAACACGCCCCGCTTGCTGCTCGGCTCACGGCTGCTGATGTCGGTCTTGAGCCGCTCCAGCGCCACCAGGTCGTAGAGATCGACGATCAGCGAGCGCATCCGCTCCAGCTGGTCGAAGGGGATCGCCCGGATGCCATCGTTTACCACGACCGGCGTCTCGCCCCACTTCCAGTCGATCGTCGCCAGGCTCAGCAGGTTGGCCGGCACTGCAGGCGGCAGCGGGTTGAAGCGGGTGCTGATCCCCTTCACCCTCGTGAAGGTCCCGTCGCGGCTGATGCACAGCCGGTCGTAGCGGGGCAGCTTCCAGCGGTAGTCGGTCAGCACCAGGCTGCCGTTCACGGCGCCGGTCACCGTGACCACGCCGGTCTGCAGGTTCACGCTGTCCGGCGTCACTGCACCTAGGTACTGGTAGGTGATGGTGTAGGTCGAGCCGGGTGCAGGCTCGATCGCGCCAACACCATTCGGGCTCCAGTCCACCTTGTCGCCGTTCAGGAAGTAGTCGCGGGGGGTCTGGTAGGTCGTGCCGCCCTGGGTGATGCTGATGATGCTCAGCACCGACACGTCAGGCAGCGTGTCCTGGCCGCCGCTGAAGCCGCCACGGGTGATGGTCACCGTCTTCTGCCGGGTGATCACCACCTCCAGCACGGCTTCCACCGGGAAGCGGTTCAGCTGCACCGTCGCCGTGCCGCCGGTCGTGCCGGTGAACACGTCGGGCTCGGCATCCACCAGCTCAAGGTCAGGATCCTCGGCATAGACGAGGCGGCTGGCGGTCGGCTTGTCCACCTTGTAGCCGAAGATGTTGCCGACACCCTCCTTGACCGAGATCGTGTTCGACCCGGCTGAGTAGCCAACAGCAACAACGCTCAGGCCATCGACGATGTAGTTGCCATTGCTCTCCCGGTCGTACCGGGCCAGGGCCTCGATGAAGCTGTTGTCGACCGTCGGCTGCTGGCTCAGCAGCGTGCCATCCACCACGGTCCAGACCGGGTAGAACACGCCGGCCAGGCCCTCGCCGCTGTGCCCCCAGGTGGGGGTGACGCGCAGGCGGCCAGCGCCCGGCTCGTTGTAGTTCCGTGTGCCGACAGCAGGGCAGCGCAGCGTGGCGTCCTGCAGCTCGGTGACCACCTCCTCGAGGAGGAACACGCCGATCCGCACGATGCCAGTGGTCGCGATCGTGAAGCTGCGCTCCGGCACCGATCGCACCGCGCCCTTCAGGTAGATGCGGCTGGCCGGGCATGTCGTCGCGCCGGTCGTGGTGTTGATCACGGGCGGCGTGCCCTCGATCACCGCGCCATCACGGAACACCGCATCAGCGATCCGCTTCAGGCGATCCGCCAGGGTGGACTGGACCTCGTTGATCTCAGCGCCCTGCACGCCCTTGCCGGCGCGGATCAGGATCTCGTCGTAACGCAGCGCCGCGTCGAAGCGGTTGTAGTAACCGTCCAGTGGAGTCGGGAGAGTGATCGGCATCAGAAGGTCACCACGAACTCGAACAGCTCACGCTTGGTCCCCGCACGAATGATCGGCGTCAGGCGCTCCAGCACCAGCATGGTGCCGGGTTGCGCCACCTCTGCAGGCAGCAGATAGACCTGGCCAGCAGGGACGCCGGCCGCGGCCACCGTGTCGAGGAAGATCGCCGCCTCGCGAATGATGCTGGTCGGCGCATCAGCGAACTCGAAGTGGAACCTGAAGTAGAGGTTGTTGGTCGGCGTCGCGCTGATGTTGAAGCGGCCCTCGGGCACGCTGATCGCGCCGGCCGGCGCTGGTGCGCAGTAGTCGATCTGATCCGCCTTGCGCCTGGCGATCTCCGCCAGCAGGGCGGTCGCGGTGATCGGCGGCGCCGGGGGCGTGTTGCCCCATGCGGCGTCGCCACTGCCCCATGCCATGTGGGCGGTGCGGGCCTTGATCGCCGTCGCAATGGCGATCCTCCCACTGGTCGTCAGGACTGCCATGCTCGGGCCATGCTCCTTGCCATGCTACGCGGTCTGTGTGGTGACGCTGCAGGAGGCCACCACGTTCACATCGCCCCAGGTGGTGGGCTGCCAGGTGAATGCTCCCCACACCTGACCCAGGTAGACCGCGCTGAATCCCTGCTGGGCGGTGATCATCGCCGGGTGGTTCAGCGTGTGCCAACCCTCGTCCCACTGGTTGATGTCGTAGCGGAAGCGATCACTCATCTCCGCATAGACGCCCACCACATCGGTGGTGCAGATCGAGACGCTGGCGCCAGCGCTGGCGCTCACGCCCGTCACCTCGCCGAAGCTGATCTGTGGCCAGTCCGGTTGCGGCCGCACGCCGGAGTGGTCGTCGTAGATGCTGCCGTCGTCCCACGAACACTCGTCGTAGACCGCACGGCGGAAGTCGTAGATCGCGTAGATCCGCTGCAGCCTGGAGCGCACCGGGCTGGAGATCGTGGTCACGCCGACGATCCGGTCGATCAGCTCGTCATCGAGCACCGCCTTGCTCAGGCCCAGCATGTATTCGGCCCACCGATCGGTGCCGCCCTCCGGCTCCTCAATCAGGCCAACCACGCCGACCCACTGCAGCGCGATGCGCACCGCCTCGGGGGTGCCACGGATCCGCTGCCACAGAACGCCATCAGCGACTGCCTGTCGCTGGTCGGTGATGTAGGGAAGGATCTCGCCCAGGCCGTATTCGTAGATGAGCCAGGGGATCACCGAGTCCGGGATGTCGACCCGCTTCGCGGTGCGCACCAGGGGCACCGGTCGCTCGGCGCGTTGCAGGCTGGAGGTGCTGCGGCTGAAGTCTCGTTCGAGGGTGGTGGCGTTGGGCGGAAGAAGGTCGTAGCGGCTCATCGGTCACGCCCCGCCATGGTGAGGGTGATCGCGCCGAGAGCGGGTGCTGTGCTTGGCCCACAGATGACATCCGCCGCCGGTGCGGTCAAGACCACGCGCTGCACACCGGCCGGGTGCAGCTTCGCGATCAGCCAGCTGCGGGTCACGTCCCAGCCGAGGCCGGCCGCCGCCGTGAACGCCGCCTGCAGGTTCGCCTGCAGCTGGTTGAACACGTCGATCGGCGTGTCGGGATAGAGGTAGACCTGAGCGGTGACCGGCACCGTGGAGATCGTCGCGCCGATCACGCTCACCGTGTCGGTGATGACGCGCACGCTGTCGCTCTGCACCACGCTGTTCACGTCGGCGAGCAGCGCCGAACTGGGTGCGCCATTGCCGAGATTGGAGAGCACCGCGATCTGCACCTGCCCGGAGGCCGGGGAGCTCACTGCAGCGTCGCGCACATCCGGGCTGGCGGTCAGCGCCTGGTAGCGATACCAGGCCGCGCCGCCGGCTGTGCTGCTGCCCATGATCCGCTCGATCGTGCGCGCGCGCAGCGCAGCGTCGCTCTCGATCTCCAGGCGCATCACGCCATAGAACGCCGCGAGGTTGTCGAGGTCAGCGCCGCCGGCATAGCGCAGCAGCGTCGCCTGCAGGGCATCGTTGATCCGCTGCCGCAGGATCAGCTCGCGGGCCGCCGCGACCTCGATGATCTTCACGCCCGGGTCCGACTCCAGGATCTCGGTGTAGGACGGGTCGCGCTCCTGCAGATCCGCAATCATCTCGCCGAGGATCGTCTCGAAGTCGAGCGGCTCGATGATCGTCGGATCAGGAATGGAGCTGAAGTCGATCGTCGCCATCAGATCACCAGCCCCTCGATC